AGCGTATTCGACGGGCTGTATAGCTTCGCCGCCATGCCGCTACCGATGTACACCGAGAGCCACTGCCCGTTTGACGCGCAGACGTAGGTGTTGGTATAGCCGGTGTTCACGAGGTCGATGAAACGCCGGCCAGTCGCGAAAAGGAACTCCGCGCCGTCTGCGCGGCGGCGGAAGTGCGTCCCCGCCGGCGTGATCACCTTCTCCGCGCTCGCGGCGTTGACGGCCTTGTTTGAGACGTTGGCGTAGTCGCCGGGCGCGGGCGCAAGCTCCACGATCTTCGCGTCGGCCTCGGCTTTGGTGTAGGCGTTGGTCGTCGGCATGTATACCGACGCACAAGACTCGGCCAGCGCGTTGGTCGCGGCGTCCGTGTAGTTCGTCGCCGGTGCGAGAGACTGGTGCTGCGTAATCAGCCCGTCGAACGAGACGTTGGTGACGACGTTGGCCGAATCTATGTCCAGGTCTGCGAGCGGCGCGGTCTGCACGGACGCGGCCGGCGCGGCGACTGCAAGCGCGAGAGCGGTGACGACGGTTGCGCCTAGCTTTGCGGCGAGGCTGATGACGGCGGCCTTGAGCCCGCCCGGAGTCTTGACATCGAGCGACATGTCCTCGAAGTCGGCGCGCTTCAGGTCGCCGCCCTGGGCGACGCGGCCCGTGGCGACGACTTTGCCGCCCGGATAGAATCTGCCGGCGTCCCTGCGGTCGTCTCTGCTCATTCTGCCTCCACTCCCCGCACTCCGGTGCGGCCGATCTCTGCGTTTTCGCCGTACTGCGTGTCCATCTGCTGGAGAGCGGCGATCCAGCGCTGGTAGTTGTCCTGGGCGGCGGGCGGCATCTCTGCGATGGCGTCCGGGTTCTCCTGCTGCATGCGCGTGTGCCATTCGAGGCGGGCGCGGTAGTTCCAGCGTCCCTCGGTGTCCATGCGCGGCATGATGCCGGCCTTGATCTTGACGAAGTTCTGCTCTTCGTCCTTTTCGTCGTCGGCGAGAAGGGCGTCCGGGCTCTTGAGCGCGGTGTTGGCCATCTCCGGGAAGAGCATCGTGAAGAAGTGGCGGACGAACGGGGAGGTGTCAACCTCCTGCTTGCGGTCCATCGACTGGAGGACCTGCGAGGCGGCCTGGACCTTCTCGATGAGCTTTGAGTTGTCGAGGTTGGTCGGGTCGAGCTTGAGCGTAATCGCAAAGCGTCCCGTGACGTCCTGGGCCTTGACGCCCTTGACGTCCTGCGTCTCGGTCGCTCGCAGCACGAATTCGTCGCTGGCGTTGTCCTGGGCGACTTCGAGCAGGAGCACGAGGAAGTCGCGCCACTGCTGGAGGAACCAGATCATGAACTGGCGGCGGCGGTCGGTGACGTCGCTCTCGCCGTCCGAGACGCCGAGATACCTGAGCAGGTCGCCGCGAATCTTCTCCTCGGCCTTGTCGGCGGCGGCCGGGTAGGCGGGCGGCTGCATGAAGGCGACGTCGTCGCTTGCGCCCATCTCGACGACGGCGAACGGCTCGAGGAGGACGTTCCTGACGCGGGAGCCCTTGGCCTTGACTGGAGGGAGGGAGCCGACGATGGCGTTGTTCGCGGCCATGTCGCGGATGTTCTTCGCGGCGCCCTGCGCTGGCGCGGCGATCTCGGCGATCCCGCGAGAGTTGACGATGTTGGCGTCGCGCACCTCGCGGCGGAAGAAGGCAGTGTTCCACTTGCCGCGACGCGTGCGGATGACGCGCTTGCCGAAGGCGGAGCCTTCCGCCTGGGAGAGGACGGCGACGTAGCGCGTCGTCTCGCCGCGCCCGTTCGTCTCGGCGAAGTAGCACCAGACGAGGTTGACGAGGTCCTTCACGTCCTCCTGGACGGTGTACCCGGTCTCGTTGAACATTTCGAGGCCCTTGTAGGCGAGGGAGTCCTCGACCCACTGCGGATCCCATTCGAGGTCCGCGACGCGCTCGCGGAGCTGGCTTTCGGTGACCCACTCCGACTTGAACCACGGGCTGGCGTAGTCGAAGTCCTGCGTGACGCGAGGAACGCAGAAGTCCTGCATGTAGCGGAGCGCCTTGACCTCCGGGCCTTCGATGTCGTCCACCGCGACGAGCGCTTCGCACTCGCCGTCCTCCGCGAGCGCGTCGAGGACGTCGTCCGCGTCGGCGTCGCGGACGCGCTTTGCGGAGACGATCCATGCGCGGAGGCCGTCGCGGGCGATTTCGCCCGCGAGCGCGGCGGTAAAGTCGATGGCGGCCTGTTCGCGGCCTGCGTTGCCTGTGGCTTCCATCGCCGCCGCGTATTCGGTCTGGAGCGTGGCGACGTCGAAGACGGCGACGCCGAGGGTAGTGCGGCGCCGCCAGGACACGTCGAGGGCGGCAACTGCGGGCGAGTCGCAGAGCATGTAATGGAGCATCGCCATTATTTCGCCGTGTCCGGCGGCGCCAAGGGAGTTGAGGATTCCCGCCAGGAGGAGCTTGAGGGAGCGTGCGCGTTCCGCGCCGGCGGGGTCGCCGCCGCAGGAAATCTCGACTTCGACGGACGAGACCGCGATCATCACGAGGGAAAGATACTCCTGGAAGATCGTGTCGCCCCAGCGAAGGCGCTGGTCGCTCGCGCCGTCGAACGGCCACGCGGCCATTTCGTCGAGGTCCTTGCGGACGCCGCTTGGGTCCTGTCCGGCCCAGACGCAGTCGAAGGCCTGCTCGTTGCGTTCGCGGATTCCCGACTGGTCTATGTCGGCGACGATCGTGTGCCAGTAGTTCAAATCCTCGAGGAGCTTCGCGCGCTCCTCGTCCGGAAGTTCGAGCTGGGTCCCGATCCTGCGCATGGCGTCAGTTCTCCAGCATGAGCGTTATGGAGCCGCCGTTGTTGGTGACGGAGCCGGACTCGCGCAGGACGTCGCCCGGGAAGAGCAGCGACCATGTGAGGTTCGTGACGGTGTTGAGGCCGCCGCCCGAGAACGAGCCCGAATAGACGGTGTTCGTAGCGGCGCGGTAGGCGGAGCGGAGAACGGCGTTGGTGACGGTGTTGGTTCCCGCGACGACCTGGTACGTCCAGTTCGTCTGGAGGACGGTGTCTGCGACTTCGTTTGTCGTGACGACCATGCCCGGCCAGTCGGCCGGATATTCCGGCGTGTCGTTGACGGCGACGGCATAGACGTTCGACTCGACGACGCCTGCGCCGCGATAGCGTGTGCGCCAGACGGTGACGTGGTCGTTGGTGACGACGTGGTACACGTTCGTCTCGACGTCCGTGTAGAGGACGATGTTTGTCACGACGTCCTCGTACCACGACTGCGAGCAGGACGTTATGCGCTCAAGCGACACCGTGCCGGAGGCGTTGGTGGAGGCGGTCTGGAGAGCGACGGCGCGCGCGGGCCCGGCTAAAACGGCCGATGGCCTCGAGGAATTGAGTGTGATTGTGGACAGGCTGGCCCGCGCGGCCGTCAAAGAAATCGCTGCGATTGCGAGGATTGCGAGAAACTTCTTCATCGTTTTGACCTCGGTATCTGTTGACAAGTTGACAAGATGTAGAAAATCCCGGGGCAGGGAGGAGGGAGGAACACCCCCCTGCCCCGGGTCCTGGTAGGTAAATTAACCCACCGGCACGTGCAGCACGCGGAACTGCGCGAGCGGGTTGCGGCAGGCGAGGCGGAGGATCGCCTCGTGGAAGCCGCGCTCGCCGCCGCCCCTGTTGGGGAGCATGCGCTTGCGCAGCGGCACGAGCGTGTCGATCGTCCAGTTCTCCGGGCGGATGAACGCGCCGGAGTAGTACTGGACGGCGCCGATGGCGACGTCGTTGCCGCCGGACACGGTGCAGCCCATGTGGTTGCAGAGGAGCGTGCGGACGGAGACGCCGTCGTAGGCGAACTCGTCGCAGATGAGCTCGATCTTGCGGGACTTGGGCTCGTTGCGGCGGATGACGGTGTCCATGCCGCTGACGGTGGTGGCCTTGCCGAGCCAGCCGGACATGAGCGTCTTGAGCTTCAGGCCGACGAGGCCTGTGAGCTGGAGATGCTCGTCGCCGCCCTCGAGCGCGGCCTTGACGAGTTCCGCCTTGAAGAGGTCCTCGTTGAAGTAGGTCGCGCTCGTGACGTCCGCGCCGATACCGGCCTGCGGGCGCAGGTTGGAGGGGATGGGCTGGACGGAGTGCGCGGTGTTGGGCTGGAGCCAGGCCATCATGCCGCGGGTGCGGGCGACGGTGTCGGTCGCGGTGCCGCGTGCGACGGCCTCCTGGATCGAGCCGAGTGCGCAGTCGATGGAGAAGGCGAGCTCCTCCGCGTCGCGGCGCTGCTGGCGGGCGAGCTGGGCCTCGCCGACCTTTTCGGTCCAGCCGGGCATTTCCTTGGACTCGTCCGTAACCATGAAGCCCTTCTTGGAGCGGAACTTCTGGAGCTGGACCTCGAGCACGCCGTTGACGCGCTTTGCGAGGTTCGACTCGTCGAAGTCGCCGCCTTCGGGCGCGGCGAGGTCGGTCGCGGTGGGCGCGGCCTCGATTTCGATCTCCTGCTTCCACTGCTTCGGCTTTTCGCCGCGCTTGAGGATCGCCTGGATCACGTTCTTGTAGCGCGCGGCCTTGATGACTTTGGAGTAGTAGTCATCGACCTGCAGCGCTTGGTCAACCGTGTAGATTGCTGCCATTTTTCGGATTCCTTTCTGCTATGCCCGCTTTCGGGCGTTTCTGTTTTCCGCCGCGATGAAGGCTTCAAGGTCGTCCTCGTTCTGGACATCGAAGTCCTCTGGCCTCGCGCGGTGCGTCTTCGGTGCCGGCGGAGTCCTCTCCGTCGGGCGGTCCTCGCGGACCGGCTTCTTCTGCGGCTTTGCGGGCGACTTCTGTCCGGGCTTCCAGCCGGCCTTCTTGGCGGCGAGCCCGAGTTCGAAGAGCTCCTTGACGTCGGCCTTCAGCTTGCGGCGACGTTCGCCGTAGCGCTCCCTGAGGTCTTCCAGCCGCACGCTGAGTTTTCTCACGCGCTTTCTGACGTCGCCGTACGACAGCGTTATGCCGTCCCCCATTTCCAGCTCGTCGCCCGATTCGTGGTCGTCGAGCCAGTCCTGGTAGCGTTCGAGAATTTCAGGCAGTTCGTTCAGGTCCTGAAACGCCTTGGCTTCGTCCGTCGTCATGAGACCGGGCATGATGCCGCTTGCCTCCGCCGCCGCGAGAAGGGCGCGTCCGTCGTCCCCGCTCAGTCGCTTTTGGCTTTCCAGCTGCGCTTCGAGCTTCTTTGCCCGCGCTTCGGCGGACTTCATTCGCTCGTTCAGCTGACGGATGCGCTTCTGCGCTCCGCTGCCGAGGTCGCTGTCGTCGTTGTCGCCGTCGTCGTCGTCGTCGTCGGTTTCGCCGCCGTCGTCGTCGTCGGTTTTGCCGTCGTCGTCGTCGTCGCCGGTTTTGCCGTCGTCGTCGTCGCCGCCGGTGTTGCCGTCGTCGTCGTCGTCGTCGGTTTCGCCGCCGTCGTCGTCGTCGGTTACGTCCGCGCCGTTATCGGGCGTGACGGCGCCGTCGCCGTCGTCGTTGTCGGCGGGCGCGAGCTTCAACGTCGCTTGAGCGTTCATCAGCAGTGTCATCCAGTTCATGTTTTCTCGTTTCCCTTTCACACGTGATCGGCCGTGTGCGCCGTTTGGTGACGCGGAATCCGTTTTACGAGCGGTGGCGGTACCGCGATGCCGTCGCGCTCGACAACGGCATTATAGCGCATTGTCAACAAGTTTCCGCATTTTTCGGGGTTCCGGGAGCATTTTAGCGGGTCACGTGATTACTTTTTTACCACCAGACGCGGGATTTGCGGGTCTGGAAGGCGTCGCGCGGCGGATTGCGGCGCGGCGCGGCTGCTGGCGCGGCGGTTTCGCCGGCGAGCGTCGCAGCGTCCGGCGGATAGTTCCAGGCGTCGCTCATGACGGCGTAGCGGACGAGGTCAACGAAGTCCTTGGCGGCGCCTTTCTGTCCGTCGCGGCCTGTGAGCATCTTCAGGCAGTCGAGGGTATTCGTGCAGGAGCGGGCGATTTTGAGCTTTCCTGCGGCGAACTTGTCGCTCATGCGTGTGTAGCCGACCTCGGTGCGCTGTCCGTCGGCGACGACCCAGCCGGACATGTACTCCTCGAGGTCTTCGATGAGGGTCCGCGAGACGGTGCGCGAGATTTTCGACTGTACGGCGGCGCGGGAGTCGATGATCCTGAACTCCATGCGCTCGCGCGCCGCGCTCTCGTCGAGGTCGTCGCCCCATCCCTCGAGGCGGGCGATCTCGTCGCGTATCTGCTCGTAGCCCCAGCCGAAGGAAATCTGCGCGTCGCCGCGAGCGCCGTCGTTCAAGCCGCCGTTGCGGTCGGAGGGGACGACCCACGCGCCTGGCACGCCCTCGCCGGGAATCTCGTAGTTGCCCGGCCATTCGCGGTAGAGATACATGATCCCCGTCGCGGGGTCGAAGCCGAACCACGCCATGCACCAGTTGCGCTCCGGCGCGGGGTCGCACACCATGAAGCGCACGAGGCGCGGCGGGATCGCGGCGTCGTCCACCGTCGCGGCCTCGACGGCGGAGGTCTTGAATATCCGGCCCTTCAGGTCGCGGGCCATGCCATAGACGGCCTCGAAGATGCGCTGCTCCGCGTTCTCGTCCGCCATTTTCGCCGCGATGAGTTCGGCGGGGAGGCCGTAGGGATTGTCGCTGCCGAAGAACCAGACGGCCGCCGCGTCGCCGCCCTGGCAGACCGCGACTCGCGGCGTGAAGTCGAAGACGCGCCCGTCGTCGCCCGGCCCGGCGAAGCGTCCGTCGCCGGCGTCGTCCAGCCACTCGAAGCAGTTCTCCGGGCGCGACTCCGGGACGTCGCAGTCGCCCTGCATCCCCGCGCGCCGCCAGGCGACGAGCCGTTCGTATTCGCCGCGTTCGAGATTCAGCTCGGCCCAGGGCGACTTCGCGCCGCCGTCCGTCGGGCGCAGGTAGGCGCGGTGCCAGCGCACGGTCGTCGCGCCGTCGAGGAAACGCGCGATCTGCGGCGTGTAGCCGTGGAGCGGCGTGAAGGTGCCGAGGAACATTCCGGCGCGGGAGGTGATTCGCGTCGTCATCAGGTTGTAGAACTCGACGCCGTATTCCTCGTCGAGGTGCGCGAGGTCGTATTCGACGCCTTCGAGCGCGGCGATCTGCTGCTCGTAGGTGACGAAATTCAGTATCGAGCCGTTTGCGAATGTGACGCGGGATCCCGCGAAGCCGTTCTTCGGCGTGTAGGAGATGTTCTCCACCACGTCGCGGGCGCGTTTCGTCGCGACGTTCTGCGCCTTCCAGTCCTCCGGCATGTAGCGCCAGGCGCGGGCCATCTGGTTCTGCTTCTGCGTCTTGTGGGTCTGAGCGCCGGAGCAGACGATCTTCCCCGGCTCGCGCAGGGTCTGCATGCAGAGCTTCAGCGCGAAGTCCGTCTTTCCGGAGCGGTTGGAGCCCATGACGAGGATTCGCGTCACCGGGTGCGCGAAGCCGAGGCGGCGGCGCATCCGCTCGGCGAAGTCCTCGGCCGACGTGTCCGCGCCGAAGCGGCGGGCGAGGTGGGCGCGTTCGTAGTCGCTCCACGCGGGGTTGCGCATGAGGGCCTTGACGACGTACCAGATCGGCGGCTCGTAGCCGAACGAGAAGGGGTCTGCGGAGCGCTGCGCGATCTGGCGCTCGCGCATCTTTTCGAGCAGCTCCATCGCCTCGGCCGCGCCGATTCCCTTCGCGGCGGCGAAGGCGGCGACCTGCGCTGCGGTCGCGGGCTGGACGAGCGCGTCACGCATCGCGGGCCTCCTGCGCAGCGGCGGTCTTGAGCGCGGCGCGGTAGATCTGGGCGAAGCGGGCGAGGGCCTTGAGGCCGCCGCGTA